ATATTGTTGAAGGTAACACTCGTGCGGCGGTCGCCAAGGCATGAGGGATACCTAACATCAAGACTGAGGTACGGTATTGGAATGGCGGTGAAATGGTTGATGGGCCTTACAAACCGGGAGCTGTTGCGGCGAGGGCCGTAGTAAACAAAGCAGAAGGCGGCGTAATAACTTTGGCCGACGTTGCGCGGAACACGGGCCGCGGACCACGGGGCGTGGACAGTCTAGCACCAATTGCTAGAAATATGTATAGGACTATGGTAAGTTAGTCATGAAGGAGATAACGCATGGCACGTGAACCTATTGCTGGCATGGTGGACAGAAATGTTCCGTCGCAGCTTGATGAAAATGATTTAGCTGCGGAGATGGAAATAGAAGTTCCGGGCAGCATGGACAACGTCTTGGCTTTTGAGGGCATGGCGGAAGGCATGGATATTGAGATATCTCCGGAAGATGACGGTGGTGTCACCGTAGACTTTGACCCGTCGGATCAACGCGGGGAGAATGAGGATTTCTACGCTAATTTAGCGGAAGAGATGCCGGATCGTGAACTGAGCCGAATTGCTGGAGAGCTGTTGGCGGAGTTTGATGCTAACAAGGCTAGTAGACAGGATTGGGAAGATGCTTACGCCAACGGTTTGGAGTTACTTGGTTTCAACTACGAGGAGCGGACCCAGCCGTTTCGAGGAGCCTCCGGTGTTACGCATCCGTTGTTGGCGGAAGCGGCTACTCAGTTTCAGGCGCAGGCGTTCAACGAGTTGTTGCCAGCTTCGGGACCAGTGCGTACTACGGTCTTAGGCGCAGAAACTTCGGAAAAACAGCAACAGTCTCAACGTGTACGGCAGTTTATGAACTACTACATCACCAATGTGATGGAAGATTATACGCCAGACATGGATCAAATGTTGTTTTATTTACCGCTGGCGGGCAGTACTTTCAAGAAAGTGTACTATGATGAGACTATGGGCCGTGCGGTAAGTAAGTTTATTCCGGCGGAACATCTTGTAGTGCCTTATGACACGGCGGATTTAGACAGTTGTCCTAACATATCGCAAGTTGTTCGCATGTCGTTGAACGATTTGCGCAAAAAACAGGTGTCTGGGTTCTATTTAGACATTCCCGTTATCCCTGCGCAGGGTGAATTGGATGATGTGGACAGTGAAATCAACCGAATTGACGGCATTTCACCGTCTCAGATCGACTATGACTGCACTATTTTGGAGTGTCATGTTGATTTAGACCTTGAGGGTTACGAAGAAGTAGACGACGAGGGCGAACCCACGGGTATTAAAGTGCCGTATGTTGTCACAATCAGCCAAGACAATGGGCAAATCCTGTCAATTCGCCGAAATTACCGCGAAGATGACGAATTAAAGCGGAAAATTCAGTATTTTGTGCACTATAAGTTCCTTCCGGGCTTTGGTTTCTACGGTTTGGGGCTAATCCACACTATTGGCGGTTTGTCACGGACTGCCACGGCGGCACTGCGACAGTTGATTGACGCGGGTACGTTATCCAACCTCCCAGCGGGTTTCAAAGCCCGTGGATTGCGTATTCGAGACGACGATGATCCGTTGCAGCCCGGCGAGTTCCGCGATGTGGATGCTCCCGGAGGGGCTATTCGTGACAGCCTTATGCCGCTGCCATTTAAAGGCCCAGACCAGACGCTTTTCCAGCTTTTGGGCTTTGTCGTAGACGCTGGACAGCGTTTTGCCACCATTACAGACATGAAAGTGGGTGATGGGAACCAGAATGCGGCGGTTGGGACGACAATTGCGATGTTGGAGCAGGGTTCTCGTGTTATGAGCGCGGTTCATAAGCGCCTACATTATGCAATGCGGATCGAATTTAAGCTTTTGGCCCGCGTTATGGGCGAAAGCCTGCCGGATGAGTACCCGTACACCATTGAAGGCGAGGAGGCTACAGTAAAAGCCTCTGACTTTGATGAGCGCGTAGACGTAATACCGGTCTCTGATCCGAACGTGTTTAGCCAAGCGCAGCGTATTGCTTTGGCTCAAACCAAGCTACAGCTAGCTGGGGCGGCTCCAGAGCTGCACAATATGTACGAAGTGTATCGCGACATGTATGACGCGCTGGGCGTTCGGGACACGGACAGGATAATGAAGCGGGCCGTAGAAGACGAGCCGTCGCCAAAAGACCCTGCACAAGAGAACATTGACGCAATGGACATGCTGTCGTTGAAAGCTTTTGAGGGTCAAGAGCATGAGTCGCACATTATGGCACACTTGATTTTTGGTGCCTCGCCGATGGTTGCGTCTATGCCGGGCATTGCGATGGCGTTACAGAAGCATGTGATGGAGCATGTCAAGGTAGCTGCTCGGGAGCAGGCGGCGGTGCAGTTTATTCAGCAGCGGCAGGCTGCGGGCGGCGAAGCGGCCACCGAGGAGGAAATGCTGGCTATCGAGGGTCTTACGGCACAGTTTGTGGCGCAGGGTATGCAGATGGTTCAGCAGATGTCGGCACAAGTATCCGGTCAGGGCCCTGATCCGTTAGTCCAGCTCAAGGAGCAGGAGCTACAGATTAAGGCACAGGCCGAACAGAACGACATGCAGGTAGATCAGGCCAAGTTGAACATGGAAGCTGCGGGGCAGCGTATGCGGGCGGATCAGTTCCAGCAACGGCTCGCGGCGCAAGAGCGTCAGACGGACGCTCGTATTCAGTCTGCTATGGAAAGAGAAATGCTTAAACAACGAAATAAATAAGGCATTTTAGCTTGGGGGCGAAATGATAGCAGAAACATTAGCGGGCATTGCGCTAGTTAAATCCGCGGTAGACGGCATAAAATCCGCTATCAACACGGCAAAGGATGTCGGAGAAATAGCGGGTTATGTTGACCAGCTTTTTGAAGGCGAAAAGCAGGTTCAGCAGAAAAGAGCCAAGAGTGCCGCCCCCGGGATTGGAGACCAGTTCGGGGTGTCTAATATTGCATCTGAGATCATAGATGCAAAGTTAGCTCAAGAAAAAATGCAAGAAATGCGTAATCTAATTGACCTACGTTTCGGCCCCGGAACGTGGCAAAGCATCGTGGAAGAACGGGCTCGACGCATACAGGAGGCTAAAGAGATGGCGGCAGCGGCAAGAAAAAAGAAAATGCAGGAAGCGAAAGAGTTTGAAGAAACTATCAAACAAATCGTGCTTGTTACTTCGGTACTCGTTATCACAATAGGACTTTTTGTATTTTTATTTTCGGTGGTGTTGTGACGGTAGATAAGTTTTTAGAGTGGAAAATCCTTCCGCGGTTTATGATGCTGGCTAGTACCGTGATGAGTTGGCGTTGCGCGGAATGGTTTATGGCGTTAGAAGTCCCGACGGCGGCTCAGTCGGCGTTCGTTTCTGTGGTCATGGGCGTTATGACGGGCGTCTTCGGTATATGGATGGGTCACGAGCACAGACCGGTGAAAAAGTGATGTTTCAAGCTATAGTTCTTGCGTGTCTTGTTTTTAACATGGAACAATGCTACCAGCTAGAGGATCAGTGGGGGCCCTACCAGACTTATGAGCAGTGTGAGAAGCGGGCATACGAGATGTCTCGCGCTGTTCACCAACACATGAGGGGCTACAAGCCAATTTCTTGGCAATGTAGGGCTCTACCGAAAGGAAGGTTAACAGTATGATTCAGGCACTTATTGGACCAGCTACCGAGTTGATTGGTAAGTTTGTAGAGGACAAAGACCAGAAGAACCAGTTGGCGCATGAGATTGCCACTATGGCGGAGCGCCACGCACAAGAGCTTGCTAAAGGTCAGTTGGCTATCAATGCTGAAGAAGCGAAGTCAAGGAACCTGTTTGTGGCGGGGTGGCGACCAAGTGTGGGCTGGTGCTGTAGCTTGGCTCTATTCGCTCACTTTTTGGTCTTCCCGACTATGGATGTAGTGACCGCGTATATGGGGATTGAAGCTGTGCCTTATCCGAAGTTTGATATGGATAGCTTGATGACAGTGCTTCTGGGTATGCTTGGTCTTGGTGGAATGCGTAGCTTCGAGAAAATAAAAAAGGTTGCTAAATAATGGAAGCTAACTTTTTTAAAAGCCTTGAAATGGTGCTGCACCACGAAGGTGGATTTGTGGATCACCCCGAGGATCCCGGGGGCGCAACAAACAAGGGGATCACCCACCGGACTTACGCTGATTTTTTGGGGCGGCCGCTTGAAGACGTAAGCGAGCTAAAGAACATTCCCGAAGAGCATATTCAATTGATCTACAAAAATGGCTACTGGGACAAGATAAAAGGCGATGAGCTTCCGGGCGGCGTAGATTTCTGCGTGTTTGATTGGGCCGTGAACAGCGGGCCGGGACGCGCTGCAAAGGCGCTGCAAAAAGTGGTCATGGTATCGCAAGACGGAGCTATTGGACCGAAGACGTTAGAGGCGGTGTCTGAGCACAGTCCGGCCGAAATAATAGAAAAAATAACTGAGGCTCGTATTGAGTTTTATAAGGGTTTGTCTACGTATAGTACGTTTGGCAAAGGTTGGGTAAGAAGGACAAAAGAAACGCGTGACTTTGCCTTAGACATGGTATAAAAACATATCAGACTTAATGCGGAGATATACGAGTGGATGAAGTTTATTTTGCGGAGGCCGTTTTCCGGATAATTCGGGAGCGGAGACAAGCAGTTCAAGACTTGTTGATTTACGACAATGTTAAGAACATGGAGCAGTATCGTGAGCTCATGGGGAATTTAAAGTCTCTAGATCACGTGGAACAGGAACTCAAGGGCCTGCTAGACAAACAGGAGCAAAGCAATGGCTGAAGCTGAAAAAATTGACCTTGGAGCAGTAGAAGAGGGAGTTGCAAACCTTGCCTCTGCATACAAGGATGTCACCGATAAGGTGTTAGACCCCGAATCCATAGGGGGTTCCCTTCTAGAAAGAATGCCTAGTCCCACTGGTTGGCGGCTGCTTATTCTTCCGTATCGCGGAAAGGGTAAGACAGACGGCGGCATCTATTTGCCTGATAAAGTCGTGGAGGAGCAGACTGTTTCTACCCAAGTCGGCTACGTCTTGAAAGTGGGTGATCTGGCGTATAAAGATCCGGATAAGTTTCCGGTTGGGCCGTGGTGTCAGCAGGGCGACTGGGTAATGTTTGCTCGTTATGCTGGTTCACGCTTTAAAATAGATGGCGGGGAGGTTCGTATTCTTAACGACGACGAAATCCTAGCTAAAATCAAAGAACCAGAAGATATT